AGAAATACTGCCGGTTTAAGTATGAGGAGAAAATAATGTCAAAAATATTTGAATATACAAATGATGTATCATTAAATAGATCAGCAAGAATTAGAAGATCAATATCTAATTCAGGTTATGCTAGACAAGAGAGGGGCAGTCCAACATTTTATTCTATGGAAGTAAATTTACCATTATTAACTAAAGCAAAATATGATGAAGTTGAAGCTGAATTATTAGGTTTAGAAGATGGTATTGATTTTAAAACAACTAGTATACCATCAATTATTAATTTAACTTTTGCTAATGGAAGTATAACTGCACAAAGTGGTTTAACAATTACAGTTGTTGATGCTAATACAAGTGGAGTTGATGTTCAATTAGCTAATGTAAATTTATCTAGTAATGTTAAAGCTGGTGATTTTATACAATTTAGTTCAAGTACAAAAGTATATCAAATTAAAGAAGATGCTACTGCAACGGCTGGTAATTTATTAACTTTTAAATTAATGACTGGTGCAATTAATCCTATTGTATCTGGTAATACTTTTACTTATGGTAATGGTGTCCAATTTAAAATGTTATTAAATGGAAGACCACCTGTAACTATTGTACCTGGCCCAGGATTTAATTACTATCAATATGGGTCTTTTAATTTTCAGGAGATATTATAATGGCTAGAACAATAGATTCAACAACTTTAGCTGAAACACAAAGTACTAAAACATATCCAATTCAATTAATTAAATTTCAAGTTACTACAAATAATGCTGACAGTTTATTTTTAAATACAGGATATACAAATATTACATATAATAGTGATACATATTTACCAGGTTCAAATATAATTAGTTTGTCACCTGTTGAAGAAACTAAAGATGTAAAAACTAATGCAATAACTATAAAATTAAATGGTATACCAAATACAATTATAGCTGCTTTAGAAAATGTAAATGCTATTGGCGGTATAGTTACAATATATCAAGCTTTTTGGAATGAAGAAACTGGAGCAATTCAAGGTCAAATTTATCAAAAATGGCAAGGTATAATTAATTCACATGCTGTTGATGAAGAAAATGTTAAAAGTGGAGATGTTAATATAACTGTTGAATGTAAAAATATAGTTGGTGCTATATTAAACACTAAATCAGGTAGATTTACATCTGATAGTTCATTTAAAGAATATAATAGTAATGATGCATCTATGGAATTTGTCGCTTCAATGGTTGACTTTAATCCAAGATTTGGTGCTGAAGATTAATAAGAAAGAGAATAAAATATAATGATAAGAATTGGAGAAGATAAAGATGTTGAACAAGGTGTAAAATTACTTGAACAACATAGAATAGAATTTGATTTTGGTCAATTTAAAGAGGATAATACTGAATATTATAGAGGTTTAATGAAAGAAATAGCTAAAGATAAAACTGCAGTAATATCAGAAAATAATGGAATTATTGATGGAGTATTATTAGGAATGAAAATACCTAATTTATTAAATCCACATATAACACAATTACATGTTTTATTGACTTGGGTTCATCCTAATAAGAGAGGTTCATCTATTTTTTATAGAATGAATAAAATGTTAGAAAAAGAAACAAAAAATCATAAAGAGGTAAAAGAAATAATTTATTATTCTATACCTAAAACTAATATTAATTTTAATAAATTGAACTATAAAGAATTTCAATCAATGCACAAAAAGGAAATTTAATTATGGCAGCAGCCGCACCTGTTATTACAGTTTTAACTTCAAGTACAGTTACTGGAATGATAGCTAGATTTGCATTATCAGTTGCAGTTTCATTTATTGCTAATAAATTATTTGCTCCAGATGTTCCTTCAGGCCCGGGACAAATGGAACAATCTCCAGATCAAGGAGTTAGACAAAGAATTGCTTCAAACCCTGGTAATAAATTACCTATTTTATATGGAAATACCAGAGTATTTGGTTCAATTACATTTGCTGATATAACATCTGATAATCAAACAATGGCATTTATAATTTCATTATGTGAAGGACCTATTGAAAACATTGGTCAAATATGGTGGGATGATTTTAGATTAACTTTAGATAGTAATGGTAATGTAACAAATGCAACAGATTCACAAGGTGGAACTGATGATTTTTTAAATGGTAATTTAATAGTTAAAAAATTTAAATCAGGTGGAAGATGTTCACCTATGGAAACATTTTCAACTAAATGGAATACTAATGCTGCAAATAGAACAATGCCTAATGTTGCATATTTATATGTGGAATTAAAATATAATAGAGATGAATCTGTAACTGGTTTAACAAATAAACTAGGGGCAGAAATTTCAGGTAAATTAGTTAGAACATTTGATTCATCTGGTAATTTATCAACTGGTACATCATATTCAAATAATCCGTCTGAATGTTTATTAGAGTATTTAACTAATAATATTTATGGTTGTGGTGATGTAATGGCTGATACTGATATTGATTTACCTACATTTTATGCTCATAAAACATTTTGTGATACTTTAATTACACATACAGATAAAAATGGAGCTAGTACAACAGCAAAAAGATATACTACAAATGGTGCAATTAATACTTTTGATGAAAGAGATTTAAATGTTTCTGATTTAGTTGTTTGTTCTCAAGCTATATTTTCTTATCATTTAGGTAAATTTCAAGTTATTTCAGATACTACAGGATCTTCAGTAATGTCATTTACTGACGATAATATGTATGGTGATGTTACAATAGTTAATGATGGTTTTAATAGTGCATTAAATAAAATGAATATTTCTTTTAATTCTTATGATCAAAAATATCAAGATGATCAAGTATTTTTAAATTTAGCTACTAATCAAAAATCATTTAATGAACCTGAATTAGTTCAAGATACAAGATTTAAGTTTATAAATAATAATATAATGGCTGAAAGAATTGGTCATATTATTGTTAAAAAATCAAGAGATAATTTAATTATTTCATTTAAAACAGATACAAGAGCTTTAGCATTACAAGTTACAGATATAATATCAGTTACAAATAGTACTTATGGTTTTACTAATAAATTATTTAAAATTAATTCTATAACTGAAGCTGATATGAATGAAGAAGGTGTTTCAGGATATTTAATTACTGCTCAAGAATATAATGCAGATGCATATACAGAAGAGGCATTAACAGAATTTCAAACAGCTCCTAATACAAATTTAGCTAATCCAAGAAATTTTGGAGCAATTACAGATTTAACAGCAATTAGTAGTGATACAGACTCTACTACTCCATTTGTTCAATTAAGATGGACTGTACCAACTGGATTAACAGAAACATTTGAAATATATATTGGAGATAATATTAATAATGCTATTGCTGATAGAGAATTTAATATTTCATTTAGAACATCAACAGGTCCATTTGCTGAAGGTGCTACAATTACACATAAAGTATTTGATATAGATTTTACAGATACATTAGTATTTTGGGTAAGACCAATAAACCAATTTGCAAGAGGGGCATTTTCTAATGCTTATGACTTTGGTGTATTTAGACCAGGGGCTGGTGGTATTACTTCTGGTGTTTCTGGAATTATTATAGATCCAAATGATACAAAAAATCCTTATGGTGTTGTAAACAGATTTACTCAAATTAGATATGGAGATAGTAATACAGGCTCTAATATGAGAGATGGTTTTACAGATATTAATGCTGTTCAACAAATAGGTTATGCAGGTTCAACAATTAATACAATTACTAGAACTGGTGGATCTGATGGTTCAGGTTCTATTACATTTCCTACAAGTTTTAATTCTGGTACAGCAACAACAGAAGAACAACAATTAAGTTTTACAGGAACAAGAGGTAATGTAACACAAAAAGAATTATTACATATTAATTTAGCTGATGATATACAAAATACTACATCTAGAAAAGTAATTGCAAATCCTAAAGATTGGAATGCAACAGGTTTTTTAACTGCTAATAGTTCAAATAATAGTGTTAAAGTTAATGGAACTTTAGAATTATCTTCATTAGTAGCAGGAGGCGTTTCAAGTGGTTTTGGAAGATCTGTATGTATAGGTACTTCAACTATATATGTAATGTCTA